TTTATAAATGTATGGAAATACGTCTTTTAATTCTTCGTTAAACTGTTTAATAGTTAATTGATCAATCCAATTACTTGCAATGTCTTCTGGAACATCTTCCATCACAGGCGTTGCGTAGTTACTAAATGCTTCTTTGTAATAAGATTCTTTTTGTAATTGCTCTACAGTCTTTTTTACTGTATCAATTCTTTCATAAACAACATCCATATAATCAGTTAAGCCTTCAGCCATTACACTTGAGCGACCCATGTAATTTTTAAATTTTCTTAACTTAGCAAGTTCTTCTGATAGTCCTACAATGTGCTTACCAAATTCGTCATATGCATTTCCGCCTTCACTAACGTGTCTTGCCATTGCTCTTGCACCATTTAAATGCCTGAACGGATATTTAAATCTTTCACCCTGATTGCTTTCAATGTATATTGCTTCTACATTTTGTGTTCTTCCAGCTGCATATTCGTGATTAACTGGTTTACTATGTTTTAGTGCTAACCTAGCTGTACCTACGTCTTGGTAGCTAGTTTTACTTGTTCCATACATTTTTGACTCGCTCATTGTTTCTTCTCCGGATTTGTTTGCTAAAAACTTATAATCTCGTCTATTAAGATTAGACTTTGTAATGTCTCTGGTATCAAAGTTTAACAATCTTTTTTTAGCAAAATATCTCAATTCTTTTAAAAACCCGTACCATTTTTCTTTAGTCATTTTATCTTGGCCTTCAATAAAATTGTTACTGTACATAACACTTAAACTTTTATCGTCAACACTTATACTTACCTTACCTAAATTTTTATCTCCTTCGTTAAAGTCAAAATCAAAGAATCTTGCTTCATTGGGAACGTTTGTTACATTTCCTTCACCGTTGCCGATTGTAACACTAGGAAAGCGTCCGCGTATCTTATTAAATAATTCTTCACTGATTAGATCTAGGTTTTTCATATTAATATTTATCAATAATTGGTCGATATGAAGATGGGCATGGGCGGTTCATAATCAATTTCATTTTCCATACTTTTAAATGTATTATAAACCCTAGGATCCCAATCTTTTAACACACTCATTATTCTAATAACAAGTAGCAATGCACTAATTAAGTCATCTGTTTCTCCAGTTTTTGCTTGATAGCTTGATCCTGTTGCAATAAATCCTTTTAATTCACTAATCAATGCACCCGAAGAAATTTTCATTTTATCATTTTCTATCATTGTCTTCATTCTACTACATGCACTGATTTTTGTGCTGTGTGTAGTGTTAAAGCCCTTACGGAATTTTCTAACATGACCCTTTCGCATTGGTTCGCTTACAAACAGACCTGGTAAATTTTCTTCACCAAAATCGTTAATAACAATAAGAGCCGCTTCTCCTAATCCGTTATTCTCAACTGACCAATATATACCTTGTGGATTATTTGTTTCACTTACTATGTGATCTAGTATGTCTTTTAACACACGTACTTGGCTGGTAATGGGACTTGTGTTGTGTCTCCACTCTGCAACTTGTGTGTAACTAGGTAATTCAAATACCTGTATAGCTGAATAATCACCGCCTGTACCCATACTAGGGTCCAATGCAACAACATAAGAACACTGCTTTGATAATTTTTTATACCAGCGTGTTTGCCCCATGTTCATAATTGGTTTTTCGGCTTCCATAGCAACAAGTTTTAAACTGCTAATAAGTGTTTCATCAAATACTAAGAATTCACAATCATATTCGCGTCTAAATCTTTCTTCACCGATACGTCCTAATTCTTCATCTTTCCATTCGTCGTCTCTGTCTGGATGTTCTTGCCAATAACTTCTAAAGCTATGAAATCCGTTTGCACCTACTTGTTGTTCGGCACCGTTATCATCATATTTCTTCTCAGCTTCTTTCCAGATATTTGCAAATGTATCTTCGTCTGAATTAGGTGTTGAAGTTATAATAGCACGGCCACCTGTTGCTAGTGTAGGTGATATCGATGTCCAAAATTCTGTAGCAATGTTAGGTTGTACAAATGCAAACTCGTCACAATATAGTAGTGATATCGACATACCACGTCCTGTGTTACCTGTTGTAGTAGCACTAACAATACGTGACCCATTTTCAAATTCAATTGAACCTTTGTTATAGTTTGTAACTCCTGCTCTAACATGATCAGGACATAATTCGTATGCATAACGTATACGTTGCATAATTTCTTGTGCACCTGTATATTTGTGTGCGGCAATAAGAATAGTTTGATCAGGATTAAACATAGCATACCAAAGCAGATATATTCCGGCGCATGTCGTCTTGCCAGTCTGTCTTGGTAGCATGTTAACATTAAATCTAAAGTTATGATAACTTTTTAACAAACGTTCTTGATATTCAAAAGGATCAAATAAAAGTTTACCTTTTACAGGATGCTGTATGTAAGAAAATTTACGTGCAAAGTATAAGTACCCTTCGTTAGGATCCATACATGATTGCAAATCAAAAATTTGTTCTTCTGTAAACGTTTCTTTTTGGTTGGCTTTTTTGGTTAAAACACCATCTAAACTTTTGCTCATAATGTATTTACTCTAATATATCGTTGTAGTAACCTGTATCGAATCGTAAATCAAATAACTTACGTTTGTCCTGTTGTATTAGTACAGGCACAGGTGATGCATTAGGACCATTAGTTGGTTCACTCCATAACCATTCATAGTCACCCTTGTCTAGTTTTTTATGTAATTTTTTTAAGCGTCTACGATTGTAGTTAGCACATATATAAACAATGGCCTGATTGTTGCCTAGTGGCTCAATCTCTCCAGACCATTGTGTAATTTTTAATTCGCCTTTTTTAAGAGCTGCGCCGCTCCAGGGACATACAGGTTTAATATGTTGGAAATACTTTTCCCAATTAACCTCTTGACTTCTTACCACGACTCTTTTTACCTCTAGAGCCCTCAGTAGTTTGCATGTCTTCTTTTGTACCACGTGATTTTTTCTTCTTACCACGTCCCTCATTGGTAGTTTTTTCTTGTAGTGCTGCCCAAAGTCTTTCTTTGATACTTGTTTCTAGTGCCATAGGATTGTCACCGTCTTGTGTTGCAGGATATGCTTTCTTCTTTTTATGCATACCACCTGACTGATACATGTAATTATCGTCTTTATATTCTTCATCTGGTGAATTGTCCCAGCCATCTTCTTCTACATCATCTTGTAAGCCTGCTAATCTCTTCATATCTCCCATGCCGCTTTCGTCACTTCCGCATGGTGATTCGTCTGGCATGCTATGATCGTGATCCATAGGACCGACTTCCATATCGTTGTTACCATCTCTATCTAAGTCTATTCCTGCACCACCGGGTATTGCAGACACTGGAGCATCCATTGGCATATCCATTGCGCCTACAGGAGCTGCATTCGGCATACCTGCGTTTTTAAGAATTTTTAATAGTTCGCCTACTTCGCCCGCATTGTCTCCGCTCATTGATATATTCATTGATGCTGATTCGTTAATTGCTTTTTTCATACTATAATCCTTGCTTTGTGTTATTTGTGATGTAACTGTTCCGGCACTCCTTGCAACGTTACGACCTTTAGAAGCAGCTTGTTGTCCTACTGCAGCCGGTCTTGGTGGAGGTGCTGTTGGTGTAGTAGGATTTTGTTCAGGGTTTCCTGTTGGATTTGCAAGTTTACTAGGATCAGCACCTGCTTGTGCTTTTGGATCTTCTTTACCTGCACCTACTCCATACGTCTTACCGTCGTACTTGTAAGTTCCGCTAGTGAGTCCTTTTGGCTCTTTAACTACTTCAATCTTAATACCTTTTGCTGCAAAACCATCAATTACTTTTTGTAGTTCAGGTCCACTAAAGTCATCTAACACTGTTGGTATTAGCTCTGGATTTTTAGTTAACATGCCGTCGAACATAGCTTTGTCTGCTATTTCTGCTACTGCGGCATATACAGCTTCTTCGTCTGTGCCCATACCTTTAACTGCTTTAAGTAATTTACCTGCAATAGCAGCTGGATCACCACCTGCTTGTGCTTTCGGCTCTGCTGATACAAGTTTGTTGTATTCTGCTCTAAGTTTAGATAGTTCTGTAAACTTTGCTTGCATTTCTGGATCTAAACTTGCTTGATATTCTGCATCATCGATCTTAGCTTGTAGTTCACCTACTATGCCTTTTAGTGTTTCTTCGTCTTCTGGAGATAATTTTTCGTCTAATCTTTCAAGTGTTTCTAGCATGTTACGCATACTAAAATCAATGCTTTGGTTTTGCTGTCCTCCTGGAGGATTCGCAAACTTACCACTAGTTGCTCCAACTCTTCCTGCGGCTTGACCTGCAGCCATTGCATCATCACCACCTGCTTGTGCTTTTGGTGCTTCGCCGCTACCAAATGCTGCAATACCTTTTTTAAGAAGTTCTATTGCACTATCTAAATCTTGTGTTAAATCAGTATCTGCAATACCGCCTTTACCAGTTGGATCTTTGCTAAACTTAACTAGTTCTGCCGCTGTTTCTGCACCAGGGTCACCATCTACAGTGATGCCTGCAAGTCCTTGAGCTTTTTTAACTGCTTCAATACTTGCTGGTCCGTATAGTCCATCTGCGTCAATGTCCATATCTTTGTTGCCAGTTATACTAGCAATTTGTTTCATTATTTGTTGTACAGCTGCTGCCGAAGCTGATTTCTTTTTGCCGTTTTCAGTTGCTTTTAACAGTCCTTTTGCATCAGCCTGTGCTAACTCTTTAGGCATTTCATTAGTAATCCAAAGTTCAGGATCAGCAATAGCTGCCGCAATAGCACTGTCGCTATCAGTATCTATTTGTCCTTCACCTTCACCTTCTTGTCCTGGTTCGTCAATACCTTGTGCAGACTTTGCTTGGAATTCTTTGTACTGATTAAGAGCTGCTTCTATTTGTTGCTTTAATGATTCGTCAGCAATATTTGGAAGTTCTGTTTCTAATTCTTTTATTAAACCTTGTAATTCAGTTGTTTCTTGTGCTGAAATTTCTTCTAGTAATTGGTCTGCATAACTACGTGGTGCCCAACTTTCTTCAGCTGGTGCTTGTTCTATTGCCTTGGCAAGTAATTCTTGTACACGTTTTAATTTTTCAGCAACTGCGCCTGCTGCTCCACCTTCGCCGTCCATGGCTTTTGGATCTTCTCCAGCTGCCGCTAGTACTTCTTTAGCTTTATCTGCAACATCTGTTCTTGAACTTTGTGAAACCTTTTCAATTTTTTCTTTTGTAGCATCTGGTAATAAACCTAGTGCGGCCACAGCCTTTGCCTGGTCCATACTTCCGCCTCTTGCACTTTTAACTTCGTCACCTTCAAGATATACATATCCACTGCCATCTGCTCTATATAGGCCTTCTTCGCCTAATGACTTTGCAATATACGCAATTACATATCTTGCATTTGAATCACTACCTGCTTCTTTCTCAGCAGCTGCTAAGTCTGCAAGTGTCATGCCTGGTTTTGCATACTTTGCTACAATAGCATCAAGTTCTTCATTACCACCTGCTTGAGGTGCTGCTGTACCGGCATCAAACTTCTCGTATGCGTTACTACCGTCGATAAATTTTTGTGCATCTTCTTCTGAAGCATGTAAATCAAATGTTTTGCCATCTGAATCTTTTATTTTTGTTACAGGCAAACTTTTGTCTACATTGAAGTTTACCAAGCTCCCGTCGCCACTAAGCCCACGAGCTGGTGCTTCTGACAAAATATCTAAGTATGATCGCATGTTATTCATTGTTAACTTCCTATCGTGCTTTTTGTGTTTTCATCTGCACTAATATCTTTTGACTCTCCAGCCTTAATACCGTCTATAGGGTCAATAGCTCTTTCTTTACGTGCAACTTCTAATTCTTTTAGTAGGTCCATTGTTCTATTATTAGCAACTTGATCTTGTGCGCTTTCGCCGCCCATGTCTTCTGTATTTAATAAAGACTCATATGGAGCTTTGTCGTCTGCTACTTCCATTTGCTGTGCTTCTACAGGATCACCTTCGCCACGTACAATAATGTTAGCGTGTGCTGTACCAGTTTCGTCGACGAGGTATTGTTCTAATACATACGCTGTAACTGGATAACTTACTTCAACATCGTAATGTGTAACTTCACAGTTTTGTAATTGTGGGAAATCTAAAGGTTTTTCTGTAATCGGTGTTTTCTTTCCTGTGCTAACAGATACAACTTCAAATTTTGTTAGAGACCTTTCTAGTTCATCAGCAAAGTTTTCTGGCAATTCACCAGCTACTCTTACCTTAAATTTGTATGACTTTTTAGACTCTGTTAAATATTCTTTAAATGCTTTCATGGTACGATCCTACTATAATGTTATTTATCCATATTCTTAAGTTTTTCAAGCAAACTATTACGGTCTGTAACTACGTATCCTTCTCCGGTAATTACATCTCCTTCAATACCATTGCTATCTTTATCTTGTTTTTCTTTTCTTAATTGCAACTCAATCATTTTCAACTTTTTATCTAGTTTTGCAGTTTTAGCATCTAGACTTGTTTTCAGCATATTACCAGCAACCTCAAAAACTCTGCCACTATATCTGCTTTCTACATTCATACCGAGATCCATAAGGTCGTCATATGCTGTCATAGCCTTGTTGGCTACTTCGTTCAATTCCTTATCTGCTAAATCGCCTAACCCTTTTACTGCTGGTAAAGCACTAGCAATTTTATCTAGTTCAGATATATCTCGTGCAGTTTCGTGTTGCTCAACAATAGCTGCTTGTGCTTTTTCAGTATTTTTTGATTCTTTTATAATTTCTTTTGAATCAGGCAAATTTAATAGTTCTTCAAGTTTCTTTGTCATATGTTTCTCGCATTAACTACTAATATTTATACTATCTTGACCCTTGATGGAAAATATCTGTTTCGTTTACCACCCTAAATATCATACCTTGTTGTTTACAATATGCATTTGCAGCTGACCATTTGGCTTGATTTAGAATATAACTTGCTTGGTTAGCTCTACTTTTGCCCAGTTTGTCTCTATGCGTCTGGTTAGCAGGTTTAACTTCTATTAATTCTACTCGTTGCTTACCATTTTTATCTACATATGCAACAAAAAAATCCGGCACATAAATTGTATGTTTGCCTGTGAATGGATTTCGATAAGGTATTCTTATTGCTTCACTAGCCCATTGTGCTACGTTAGGATGTTCGTCACAAAAACGCATAAATGCAAATTCCCAACTACTGCGATAGGTTGGTGTTTTTCTTCCTACATATTTTGTTGGATTTTTTAGAGCAAATTTACCCTGTGCAAACCTGGCCATAGCACTAAACCACTATGTTACGTTTTTCAATTTTATCTACAGTTGCGGTACGTTTAAAACCTACACTTGACGTTGATTCTCTGTTGTAATTAAGCACCTCAGCAACAACTGTACTTAATTGTATCTCATTGAGACCTTTCAGAGTATCCAACAATGTAAAAATATTAACATTATCTATTTTTGCTTGCTCTAGTAAAACTGTTGATGTACTTTGAGCGGCTGTTTTATCAAACCCTCTTTTCAAAAAGAATCCTATCACAGCATCAACTTCATTGGTAGGAAAACTTATTTTTTTTGTAAAATATTTGTCAAAGAATTCTGTAGTTCTTCCTTCTGATGTTGTTTCTTTTTTTGGTAAACTTGACATTACGTTGATCCTTTGAGTGCTTCTTGTTCTGATGGAGATAATGCATCGTATGCTGCATTGGCACCGTTGACTCCACCAGATCCACCGTTAGCTTGATGTGTTTTTGTGAATGCAGCCCTGGCTGCACTGTCTTTGGCTGCATCACTGTTATTTACTGCTTGAGTTACAGCCTGTAATCCAGCTACAGCGGCTGTTGCAAGAACAAGATCTTTTGCTCCTCCGTTACCACCGTTCTTTGGAAAAAATGTATTTGCAACTCCGCTTACATCTGTACCAGCTGCTGCGCCAATTGCTCCAGTAAGCAAACTAAATCCTTCTGCTCTAATACCTTCACTACTCAAGTTACGCACATTTGATACCAAGTTTGCTGCTGCTAATCCTGCTTCAAGAGGGCTGTTAAATCCGCCATCATTAGTAATGAAATCATATAAACTTATACCAGCACCAATGGCTCCGCCTATTCCTAGCGAACCTCCACCTAACAAACTTGCTGGACTAGGTGTTGTATCATAGTGTGATGGATCTGCAAAACCTTTTGGATTATCTACTCCTACTTTGCCTCTATCATACCATACTGCTTCGTATGCAACTGTCATATTATTTTCCATAGTGCCACTACCGTCTGCAGAATCTACACTATCGTGTCCCCAATCAGTTATAGTAGGATTTACTAATGTATATGTTGTAAATGTTTTTCGTGTAAGCTGACTAATTTGTATACTTTTAAAAAACGGTTCGTTTTGATTATTATCTAAACCATAAGAGTATTTGTTTCTTTCTTTTCCAGCATATGTACTATCGCCTGCAGCAGTTTTACTTACTTGGCGATTATATGCTTCTGGACGAGATCCATAATTTCCATCTGCAAAATAATATCTATAATATGCTTCCATTAAGGCACTAGTTATACCTAAATTATCATCATGGAATGTAATGTTACAAGGATTATATGAAATACTAGTTTGTACATTTTTTATTCTGTTGTATTTTTTCTTAGTATCAACAGTTGCCGTATATTTAGGCAAATCTGCACTCTTTACAAGGAGACCAATTTCTCTTGTGTGTTTTTGTTTTAATTCGGGTAATACGCTTGCAGGTTGATCGTTTATTTCAAAAAATACATGATAAAGGAATTTTGTTTTTGGAGCTAATCTAAACGCATCTGTAACAAATGTTTTACTTGCGTGTCTGAAGTCACCAAGATTACCTTTTGGACTTAATGCTCCACTTGCTAAATTATCTAAAAATCCGCCAAACTTACTCATATTAATATTTATCTAATTTAAAAAGTACGTATATAAAAGAATAAGGGGTACTTAAAAAAGCACCCCCTATAGATTAGGAACTTAAATTTATTGTTTAGGCGCCGCCGCCGGTAACAAGTGTATTTACAGTTCTGCCAATAGCAGTACCAATACCTGTACCCTGTGGTGACTGCACAGCATTATCATATTGAATGTTTAATGCAATGCTAACTGGATCTGTTGAATTAGAATAGGCTAAACTATTATAGTTTGCACTTTCTAAATAACAGCCGTATAATTCAAATGTTTCTAGTACAGTAGGTGTGTTAGCACCGTTACCGCCGTCTAGTATTTCAATTCTACTTGTAAATTTGTAATCTTGTCCACTTGCAGCACTTGACTGCTCGTAAAAGTCGAACTGTTTCTGTAACTGTTCGCCAACAAGTTTTTGTACATTGTTGTTTACATCTTCACGTAAGTTTAATGTAATTGGATCCCAAGTATGTTTACCTGCTAGGTATACTCTTGAGTTGTAAATGTCTATAGTCATTTTTTCGAATGACACATTTGGACGAGCTACATCAATTACTTGTTTAGTTAGTTCTGTTGTTGGTGTTGAAACTCCAAAATTTTCCAGTGACACTCTAAAGCGATACTGAAGTTTTGGCATCAACAAGCCTTGGTTACTAGCGGAATCTCCGCTTGCTAAAGGCACTGTGATTTTTGATAGTGTTGATATTGCCATTTAATTTGCTCCTAATCTAAAAGTATTTATCATTTTTTATAATCCTGCAATTTCACCAGTATTCTTAAGTCTTAGTGGAATGTAAATAAACTCAACGGCCTTAACAGGTTCAATAGCAATGTCTAAGTGTAGTTCATTTCTATCTATTCTGCTAGGTGTATTGTTAGATTCATCACAAACAACTAAGAAGTCATATAGTGCTCTTTGACCCACTAGCTCAAGCATTAGGCTTTCTGCAGCACCTTTGATCTCGTCACGTGTAATTTTATCATTTGGCTCAAACAAGTAAGGTTTAGCAAGTGTATTAAGCTGACTACGTAAGTAAATTACAAGTCTAGCAACATTAATTCTATCTAAAGAACTTGCTGCAAGCTGTCTTGTTTTTTGTCCAAATGCAACCAATCCAGCACCTGTAATAAATGTAATCGGATTTACTGCGTTTTGATACAGTGTATCTCTAGTACCTTCATTTAATGCTATTGATTTAAATTCGCCTTCGCTAGTAATAAAACCAGTTGAACTTGCATTTGTTATTCCACCACGTCTTGTACCTGCTGGTGCAAACCATGGAAACGAAACTTGGTCACTAAGTGCAATAGTTCTCATCATCATGTGCGAGGATGGAACAACAACATTGTTACCAAAGTTATCACTTGTAAATCCACTTGGATAGTAAACAGCCAAATATGGATCAGAAGTAACAAGTCCGTTATCATTATCTTCTACTGCTAGGTTAACGTTTGTTGCCCAATTATTTAATGAAGTTGCATCACTTGTTAAACGGAATGGTGAATCACCTAATACAAATGCTGTTAAGCCTCTGTCATAGTTTAATGATTTCATTTCACCAATTAGTTCCGGATAACCTGGAGTTGCCATTAAGTTAAACAGTCTTGATTCATCATCTCTAATGTCCTGATTGCTATTAACTAGTGCCTGTAGTGCTTGTACAACAACCTTACGCTGTGCCTTACGTCCGAATGTACCTGAACCATCTTCTTGGTTAGCACTTTCTGTTACCCAACGATCTGCATAGTATGACGCTTGTGATTCGCCAGTACCGCTACCGTATCTTGTGTTATTACCAGCTGTATTAACATAATTCTTAACATATTTCTTTACGTTAAATCCTGAACGTCTTAGATTATATAACAACATTCCTTTTGGATAAAGTGCAGGATCCGGACAATCAAAGTCAACGTAGTCGCTTACAAGTAAGTCTGGAATTGTAGCTGCTGTTGCACTTGATGCACCCGAGTCACTGTATCTAACATCAGCAAATAGTATACCATTTTCTGAAGTTTGATCGCCGCTGTCTACCAATATCCATCTGTTTCCAATTGGTAAGTCTGTTCTATCTGCACGATATTTGTAAATTCTTGGATAATTTTCTAAGTCTGCTGTTCCAATCCAAATGTCTCCATTAACAAGTGCAGTGCCGTCGCTTTGTGTTAATGGTGCTGTTGCACTTACAATTGGGCCTTCTGCATCTGGAGTTTTGGTTGCGTCTACGTTATAATATGGACTTGCAGTTGAACTTTGTCCTGAAGCACCATCATATAATGTACCTACCCATTCACTACCGTTGTGTACTAAAATATCAACTTCGTCAACAATGCTGTTGTACCAAAGTCTACCATTTGCTGTGCCTGCTTTAACTTCTGTAGGACTTGATGTAAAAAATCCAGTACCTAAGTCGTTTACCGGAGACCAAAGTGTTGCTTGAATTTGTTTTGGACTAGTTGCACTAGTAGTTCCTGGAACATAAATTAAGTTCGGAGTTCCGCTAGTTGGACTTACATAAGGTGTAAATCCAGCGGCTTCTAATACGCCGTCTGTGTCAGTAAATCTAATTTCGCCGCCTAGTGAATGACTAATTGTAACTTTATTTTGTGCATCAACTGATGCTGTAACATTTTCAACACCCTGACCACCATTAATTACACCTGCTAGTATAGTTGCGTCTGAAGCTGCACCGGTATAGGTGAATGTAAGTGTTTTTGGAGTACTAAATGAACCACTGCCGTTATCTGTTGCACTCATTGTAAAACTTTGACTACCTGAAGATATCGAACCAGCTACAATTTTACCACCTGTTATGGTTGTAGGTGCTACTCCTCTACGTCTTTGTAACTTGACTGTAGCAAGAGGCTGTGCATCACCTGCAACATTAGTTTCTGCATAGACTGCGCTAGTTAGTAATGAAGCTCCGCCACCTGTTGAATCTAATTCATATATAGCTGTTTGATTATCCGGATATAAAGGAACTGTTACTGTTTCCCATAACTTAGTTGCATCATTCCATTTCTTAAGAATATAACTTGAACCTAAATTAGGTGTTGTAGTTTTTAACCAAACTGATCCAGTTGGGCGTGTATATGTATCAGCATCTTTCCATTCTGGAATGCTAGTATGTTTACTAATTTGTAATTGTGGAGGGTAATATGTGCCTACTGCAATTCCTAATTCGCCTAGTCTGTCAGTGTCGCCACCAATTAATACCGGACCTCCTAATGAACTATCATCTGCACCTGAACTTGTACCATCACTAAAAATTTGTAATTTTAGATCTACTGCTTTTGCAGTAATTCCTGGTATACTAAGTCCGTTGATTGTAGATGCTACATCACTTACTGTATCTGAGCTGTTAACAGTTACACTTGTTCCATTTATAGTAATTGCAGTTGTGCCTGCAAATGATGGATTAGATGCTGTGCCTGTAATTGTTGGCCATGATTTGATCCAAGCGTCACTTCCTACAAGTACCCAAGCACCGTTTGTATTTTTATAAAAAATTCTTAACAAAGTTGTTGTTGCGACTACAGCATAACTGCCAACTGAACCAATTCTAGCAGATGGAATTTCCCCGGCATAGCCATTTGTGCTTAGTGATCCTGTGTTAGTTAAGTCTGAGCTGACTGTAATAACTGTTGGCACTTTGTTTGTAAAAACTTGTCCTGAGTTTAAAACACTTGCGCCATTCCATTCTTGGATTCCCCATAATGTATTTGCAGTATCTAACCAATATGTGCCATCTGTTGGATTTGCAGATGGAGCTACAGCTAATGGTGCTAGTTCTCCTAAATCAACATCTGCTCTTACTACAAAAGCTCTGTTTGCTACCCCTAAATATGAATAAGCAGCTTGTAAACCGTATTCATTAAGTTCACCGCCGTGTATCATATTATTATTTGAATCAGATTTGAAAATTGGATCTCCAAATGTATCTGCTAAGTCTCTTTGACTTGTTAACAGATATGGAACTCCTGCATTTGCAGCTGTAGTGCCAGGTGCTGTACCTGTGCCTGCTGCATTTGTTTTATCTTGTGCCGAAGCAATAAAGATCATTGGTGTTGTACCTGGTTCAGCGGGTGTGTAAAAACTTTCGTCTACTACGCTAACCTGTACGCCTGGGGATACTAGTGCCATGTTATTCTCCTATCGTGGACATTACTTTGTTATTATTATTTAGCATATATTTTTAAATACCAGCTGATATAAGCCAATAAAAAGGTACCTAAAAGGTGAGGTAAATACAATATGAGACCTTTATGTAAATGTAAACAACGTCCTTGTGCAATAAATTATAAAAAAGACGGAAAAACGTTTTATAGAAGCCTATGCGAAAGATGTTTACGTAATGGCATTAATTATGGTATACCATTGTGGAAGCAAAGAGGATACGATAAAAAAGAGTACTGCGAAAAGTGTGCATTTGAAAGTAAGCATGTAGAGCAGTTTAATGTTTTTCATATTGACGGTGATTTACAAAATTGCAGGCCTAGTAACCTTAAAACAATATGTGCTAACTGCCAACGACTACTACAGAAACATGGAATTAAATGGAAGCAAGGTGACCTTTTACCTGACTTCTAAGTTCAAGAAGTGTTCCGTTATTATCTAATATTTTGTTAAAATTTGTATTTGCCCAAGCCCATTCAGACTCATGCACTTCTGTAGGTTCTATACCTAAATCTTGATACATACGAAACCATACAGGATCAGGACCTCTACGCATACGCCAGACTTCTCCATGTATACTTTTTATCATATTGGCTTCGTTCGGAAATCTTACGTCAGGAATAACAAAATTTTGTTTTGGATTATCTATTATATGCTTTTTAACTAAGCTCACCCATACACCATCATAAAATCCTTGTCGCATACATTCGGTGCCAAAGAGCTGTAATACTAGTCTAGGGCTTATATCTTTACCCAATTCTGCAGACCAGAAATCATCTTTTTCTTCACGCCAGTTTCTACTATTGCTTGTTTTGCCTTCAAGCATTGATCGATCCCAACCAAAAACTGTTGCTACACCGTCTTTGAGCTTATCTGCAAAAGATATTTTTTTAAAGTTTTTCTCTTGCACAAGAATATCTGCAACAGAGTCTTTGCCGCTACCTATTAATCCACAAATACCAATAATCATAAAAATTCCTTAACTTTTAATTATTATATAATAAAAATTTATAAAAGTCAAGTAAAAAGTTTAGCCAATTGTGAATGTGTAACCAGTTCCACCTGGTACTGCTGTTGACACTTCGCCTTCAAGTTTTTCCATTTCTTGTTGGGCTTCTGCTTTTAATGCATCGCCATTAAGTTGGCCGCCACCTTGTGGTCCAGCAATAGTAGCAAATTTTGAACGTGCTTCGCCTAACATATACTTACATGTAGCAACTGTGTAATCTTTAATCCATTGTTTTGCTAAGTAATCGTCCAAGATTTGTTCGTCCGGACGATAGTTATAGCAAAGCAACATTAATGTTTCTTCTGTACGTGAACGCTGTAATATGGTTAGTTGTTTTGTTACTGAATTCCATTTAAATTCTATAAAAGAACCAAACATTCTACCTACTAGTTCTTGGTATTGACTGAAGAAATCGTATGTTGCTAATCCACCCATATTACTACTTGCTAATAAGTATGTATTTGTATATGCTAGGTTAAATGGTTCAAATAGTGTACCGCCGTCGCCGCCACCTGAGCGCGATCCTATTGATCTACGGAAAATTTGACGGACTTCAACAATTTCATTTGGCAAAGTATATGTGTTTTGATCTGTTACTGTAGGCATGAAAAAATAACTTTCTTCTACCGAATGTTCAGAACGTTGCCTGAATCTAGTCAATGCTTTTGTTAAAGCTGTTTCATAATGTACAGGATCAAGTTCTACATCGACCATACCTCCGCCTAGCATAGCGTATACATAGTCAAATATTTCTTGTTTTTTTGTTTTTAATGTTGCCATAAGATTAGTTTCTCCAACAGTATTTATCGTATCGATAAATATACATATGCCGAGACTTAGTTTATATAAACCAGAAAAGGGTAAAGACTTCGAATTCATAGACAATCGTATCTATGAAATGTTCACTGTTGGTGGTACAGACGTCTTTATTCACAAATATTTAGGACCTAAAAATCCAAACGAAGCTGATGCGACTGCTGATCAGCCCAAGTATGATGCTGTCAAAGAGACCAATATACAAGATATGCTTTTTATGGAGAATAGAGATCGTAAATATGATCCTGATATCTATAGCCTACGAGGTATATATAATGTACAAGACATAGACTTTAATATGAGTCAATTTGGATTGTTTTTATCCAATGATACGCTGTTTATGACCATACATATATCATCTAGTGTTAAAACTCTTGGTAGAAAAATTATGGCAGGAGACGTAATTGAATTGCCGCATCTAAAAGACGAATATGCACTTAATGATTATAGTGTTGCATTAAAACGTTTTTATGTAGTAGAAGATGTTAACCGAGCTGCTGAAGGATTTTCGCCTACTTGGTATCCGCATTTGTATAGAGTAAAACTTAAACAAATTATGGATAGTCAAGAATACAAAGATATACTTGATTTACCTGCAGAAGAAGAAAATCCAGGTGGTAATACTTTACGAGATCTATTATCAACGTACGAACAAGAAATGCAAATTAACAATGCTGTTGTTGCACAAGCCGAAGCTGATGCAGCAAAATCAGGCTATGATACTAGTCATTACTTTAGTCTTGCTACTGACGAGAACGGTGAAGTAGAACTTGTAACTACAGATACAAGCACTTTAGATGCAAGCACAGCAAATGAACTTGCTGATAGGGTAATGCAAACACCTAAACGAGAAGGGTATCAAGGTTACTTACTAGGTGACGGGATCCCTAGCAACGGAGAAGCATTTGGACACGGAATTACTTTTCCAACTGGCAGTGTTGAAGGTGATTTCTTTTTAAGGACAGATTTTATGCCAAATAGATTATTTAGAAATGACGGATCTCGTTGGGTTAAACAAGAAGATAAAGTACGTATGACATTGTCAAACACTGATACACGATCAACACAAAAAGGTACATTTATTAATAACTCAACAACTGCTGAGATAGGTGGGGAAGACGTAAAAGAAAGACAAAGTTTATCAAAAGCACTTAGACCTAAGGCAGATAATTAATGCAACATTTTTATGACGGACAAATTAGACGATACATTACGCAAATTGTAAGGCTTATGAGTAATTTTTCTTACAAAGATAGTAGCGGTGTATTGACAGAAGTACCTGTTATGTACGGAGATATAACTAGACAAGTAGGACATATACTTAGAGACAATTCGGAAAATAAAATACCAAGTGCGCCAAGAATGGCTGTATACATTACCGGATTAGAAATGGACACTGCAAGGTTAAGTGACGCCAGCTATGTCAATAAATTAAACATAAGAGAACGTGCATATGACACTGACGGCAATGAGTATCTAAATACTGAAGGTAAAAATTATACAGTAGAACGTTTAATGCCAACACCATATACATTGAGTGTAAACGTAGACTTATGGACTACAAATACTGATCAGAAATTGCAGTTGATGGAACAGATTCTAATGTTGTTTAATCCTAGTTTAGAAATACAGACAACAGATAACTATGTAGATTGGACAAGTTTAAGTGTTGTAAATTTAGATACTATTGGTTTTAGTTCAAGAAGTATACCAGTCGGAACAGAAACTGAAATAGATGTAGCACAACTAGGATTCAAAACTCCTATATACATTTCTCCTCCTACAAAAGTTAAAAGATTAGGTGTTGTCACCAGTATTGTTCAAAGTATATATGACGAATCTAGAGGAACAATAGGATTAGAGCAAAGCACACCAGAATTACAGGCAGGCACTGATACTAGCGTAGTCAGTGCTGATATTAAAACAACTGTTGGAATTGCACCTACTGGTGAGATTAGTAAACAAAATAAAAATGCTGGTGCAATTAAGGGGAATACAACAAACGTAATTTTAAATACATTTAAGGATTACGGATTATTAGTTTTAGGTAATAGTGCAAAACTTATAAGACGTGGTGTTGTTGGAGGTGTACTGTGGGACGCATATATAAAATCCTTTCCAGAGATATTCGAAGCCGGCATTACTGAAATAAGATTACAACGTAAAGACCTTGCTTCTGAAATAGTAGGCACAGTTGCTATTAATTCTGCTGATCCTAATGAATTAATTGTAAACTGGGATGCTGATACACTACCTAGTGATACTATTATAACAGGACCTAATGGTGATGGTAATAAGATTCATTATATTATAGATCCACAAAAGACTAGCCCTAGTAATTTTAAAACACCAGGATTTAGGTTGTTATTATTAGACAATAGCATTGGTGATATTAGTAATACTGATGGTGCAGATGATTGGAAAAATAATGATGGTACAGACTTTATAGCAAGTGCAAATGATATAGTTGAATGGAGCGGAACTGCTTGGCAAATAGTATTTGATGCAAGTGCATATACTGGTAATGCATATACTACAAACCTAAACACAGGTATCCAATATAAATGGAACGACGGAGAATGGATACTATCCTTTGAAGGTGAATATCCAAATGGGACCTGGCGTTTAAAATTCTAGCATAATTATTTGTATGGAAAAGATTATTTGTAGTGGAGCATTGTTCTACACATTAGATACACATAGATTTTTGTTTTTGCACCGTACAAAAGGTAAGCAAAGCAATCTTTGGGGATTAGTTGGAGGAACAAACGAAGGACAAGAAACGCCCTGGGAAAGTCTAAAACGTGAAATATCCGAAGAAATTGGCGATATAAAAATTAAAAAAACCATTCCTTTAGAAACTTTTGTAAGCAATGATGATAAGTTTCAATTCCACACATATTTGTGTTTAGTAGACAATGAATTTATTCCTAAACTAAATGACGAACATGATGGGTATGCTTGGGTTTCGTTTACAAAATGGCCTAAACCATTACATCACGGATTACGTAACACATTACAAAATAAAACTAACCAAGTGAAACTTGAAACAGTTTTTAAATTAATAGATTTAATGGAATAATTATGCAGGAAAAAACTAACAACGTAATTAAGCACCAGTGGGGTTACGAATTAATTTGGGCTAGTACGTCAGACTACTGTGGTAAAATTTTATATTTTAATAATTTAGGAAGTAAAACACCATTTTATTTCAATGCAAAAACTGATAAAACTTTTTTTGTTAGTGTAGGAGAATTTGTAGTAAAATGGATAGATACCGAATCTGGTAATATTTTACAAGCAGAACTAAAAGAAGGTCAAGTGTGGCATTGTCCTAAACTTCAACCGTGTTCATTTGAAGCTAAACGTTCTGAATCTAGTTTACATGTTGCGTGTTCATCTGTAGATAACGATCAGCATATTATATTAAAACCAGAGGCTTTTTAATGTTTAAAAAATTAACTCAAGAGAAAAAAATAAAACTAGATTTACAAAGATATACGTTAGCTGTGAGTAAAATACAAAACGTATCAGTAAAACAACAGTTTGAAACTTATCTACGAGATTATAAACTACAACTTAATCTTATAGATGAAGGACATAGTACTACAAATAATGGTTATATTAAACCTTCTCGTAATAGAGAAAATGTAGAACGTCTAAATGAAATAAGAACAAAATTAGAAACTTTATTTTAAATAACTGACAATCGTTTAATTGAAATTCCGCCTACCATTGCAATATGTGATTGACATTGATATCTATATGTACCACTAATTGATTCTGGAATTTGCCAATATAAAACACCTGATGATTTTCCTTGTGCGTTAGAACCTGTGGTTACAGTTCCGTCTGTATCAACATGAACTAATCCTGTATTATAAGCAGTGCTAGTAGGATCTTGTATTTCAAATGGATGTCCAGTTGCATCGGTTAAGTCAAACGCCAATGTAGTGCCTGCTAATCCATATACTGTTGGATTATTGCCGGTATAATGACTATTAAACGTATATGCACTTGTGCCAGTGTTATTTACGGTAAGCATTGCAATAGCAGGCATATAAATTTTTGAAATATTTAAACTTGCTGTAGTTGCATCTGTTAATCCTGAAAATGTACTTGATCCTAGTGTTCCACTAAAGTCAATAGTAATAGTATCGTTTGCAGCACTGGTTGTAATATTTGTTCCACCTTCAACAGTCAATGTATCTGTGGTTGTGTTTGCTGTTACAGTACCGCTATCACCTGAAATATTTTGCCATATGTTTTGATCAGGGTCGCCACCACCACCACCTTCTGCAGGATCTGCCGGTACCCATGCACTACCATTCCATGCCAAAACTTGATTATTACTAGGGGCTGCTGTGGTTGTATCAACATCACTTAAGGCATCAATGCTAATAGTGTTTAAATCACTAGCTGATATACTAGTAAGATAAGATTGTAAATCCGATATTTGACTTTCTGTAATACTTATAGCTGCTTGGTGTTGCGTAATAGATGATGCTGTAATATTTGCATCTGGTACATTTGCCCATACTACTGCCGCTGACAAGTCATTTACTTCAGATGCTATAGCGCCAATTCCTGCCGCAGTTGGCGGTGTATATTTAAATTCACCAGTTGCGTTGTTATAACTAATTGCACCATTACCACTTGCAGGGTTTTCTACACCAATACTTAAACTATCAAGTGCTAGTATAGCAGGCGTATTGTTAAGATTATTGTAGTCTAGGTAATAAGATCCGTCAAAACCGTCTAGCGTATCAGCGTCGGTTCCTGCTCCGCCTGTTGTTGCATCAACACCGGGTGCCCATTTACCGCCGTCCCATTTTAAAACTTGTCCAGTAGTAGGTGCACTACTCGTAGTATCAACGTCGCTTAAAAAGTCAATACTAAATGGCGACATATTAATTGTTACATTATCTGTGTCTGATGCAATAGTGGTTGCTATATTAGTTCCGCCTAAAATATTTAGAGTATCATTTATGCTTGCAGCGGACGTTGAACCTTCGTCTGCGGCAAAAGTATCAAATACATTTTGTGTAAGACCGCCACCGGAACTATTAATAATTATATTTCTGCCTGACACTGAAGTTGTTACATTAGATCCACCTACAATGTTTAATGTGTCTAGCCCAACAATAGGAGATGCTAATCCTGTATCTGCGCCAAACGTTTGGAATATGTTAATTGCTGACAATGACGAGTCAACATTCCATGTTACACCGTCGTACTTCCACGTTGTGCCGCCTTGTGTGTAAAAGTCGTCTGCTACTGGATTTAGTGGGAAATTTAATGCCATTTATATACCTCTAACTGTATTTATTTGTTTGTCTTAAGAGTCAACCCATTACGTAACCGTATTTGATTAGTAGTAAGTGTTCTTGAACCGACTAAAAATCTAGAATCATAATTGTTCTGATATAAAACTTTTGGTGTTCCACCTTCTAAACTTTCATAATCTGTCCAATTAGCATCATTAACTGTGGTTGTCTCTGTACCATAATAAAAGTCTGTATTTGGAACGCTATCTAAAGAATTAATCCAATTTATTACTTCTTTCCAGGTCCAGTCTCTATTATGTTCTAAGACAGTTGCAATAAAACCTGCAGCGACAGGACATGCTGCACTAGTTCCGCTAAATGCACAGTCGTATGCACCTCCAGAATATGAAAAATTAGCATACGAATCTACTCTTGGTCCTTCGTTTGTATAACTTTTGTTAGCAGCAAGCGTACCGTCTGCAGGCGTATAACAATCTATGCTATTACCTCTATCACTATATCCAACTTTACCTTCTAAGCTGTTAACATAATCATCATCTAATGCACCTATGTTAATAGTTTTATATTTTACAACACCATCTGTATCTGTAAATTTTCCGCCTTGCTGAGGGAAACCTCTCCTATTTGTCGTTCCTGTAACTTCTACACCAAATTCTGTAAATGAACTATCTGCTAAAGATTGACCGCTAGTATCTGTTATATAATTATCGTAATCAGGATGATTTGGACTTACACACTTTTGATTTGAATTTCCAGCTGCACATACAAAAATTACACCCGCTTCTACCAATTCATCCAGTGCAGTTGTTAGTGAATTGGTTTTCATTTCGCTTTTCCAACGTCCGCCATCACCTTGTGTTCCCATGTGGCTTAGCCAAGCGATACCCGTTTCCGTTGTGTAGGATACGTTTGAACTTGCACGATGTGTGTAATAATATGTTGATCCTGAAGGATCCTTATTGGCTCGATATCCCCAACTGTTAGAACTTATGGTTGGATCTTTACTATTATATGCTGGATTTTTTGGTTTTAATTGATGAAATAACTTTGTAAGATCAAATCCTGCTTCTATTCCTGATCCATAACTTCCATACAAGTCTAGTGTCCATTTATTAGCATTGTATGCCCAGCCTTGTGTTCTTCCATATGTCAATGCACCGCAAGGAGTACCGTGTTCTCCATCAGTACTAGCTGGCTGGGTATTGTTACTACCACTTGTGTTTTCTCTTGTGTATGATGAGGATATACTTACTGTACCTGCACTTGCAAATTGTGAACTCCTTTGTAGAGGATTTGCCCACCATGCTAGTGCAACACTTTCAACTGGAACTATTGTGCCGTCCCAGCGTGTTGTAAGTCTATCAGTAACGGTTACACTATATCCTGATGCACCTGCTAGACTTGGATCGTCTTGATCTGGTGTGTTACCATCTTGGAATATGCTTCTAATTGTTGCAAGTGATGGCTTACTAATAATTGGAGCGATATATGTGTTGTGGAACGCATAACCCAATGGGTTATTAGATTGTATACCTGCCTGGGTACGCATATCGTCTGTCCATTCCGGATCAAGACTTCCACCTTCCCATAAACTTGTATATTCAAACATACAGAAGTTTAGTAGGAACAAATATTCTTTTGCGGCTACTTCAAATGCATCTCCATTAGTCTTCCACTCATCTGGACTACCCGGCGGTTGGTATCCTGATGGATCCCACTTGCCTGCATCGTATGCTTCTACCATTGCATTATACAATGGACCAGTGTTCCAGTCAGAACTTATAAAAGGATATAATTTTATATCTTCTGCAGGTAAACCATGCATGTGTAGTGTATGGAATACGTGTTCGATAACTTCCTGTGCATCTATATCGCCATCGCCATATCCGTCGCCTGTTGAGTTTAGATACCACACCATGTCATTTTGTACATGAGTGTCAAACAGGTTAGTTAGGTTCCAAAATACAACGCCTTCGTCAGTCAAGAAGTTTGTGGAGTAATCTGCACCAGCACCTCTTGCCACTCTTTGTATAGTTGGAAATCCAGCGTGATATGTTCCTGTGTCACCACTCAGTATTTTAATTGACGCCCTTTGATATTCTTTGTTAATGCCTGAGCCATTTGGATCTGTAAACAGTTCAAACATACGAGCAACTTTTTCTAACCACGCATCTGGTACTGCTGTTTGTCCACCTACTGTGCCAGCACCCATAATTCTTACACCGTTAACGGTAACTTCACGTTTAAAGAAATCACTACCGTCTCCAACCACATCAATAATTGCACCGTTGTTGTATTCTGGAT